GGAACAGGAGGCTACTAATTTAGCTTTCAATAGCCACTACAAAGGTGGCTTAATGTTGAAATATATGGAAAATGAAGAAGCTAATCAAATTAGTTTTATAGCAGAACCATATTGGGAGGAGGAAGAATGAAAATTATTATTGATGGTATTGAAACAGAAGTAAAAGTTAATGATGAATTTTTAGAGGGAACATTCTTAGAAACTTTATATGAATGGCTTGACTCTAATGAAATTGATATAGAGTTTGAGGAGAAATAATGGAACATAAACCAATAGTTAAAGCTATGGAAGAGACACATAACAAACTGAATAGAGGTAGAAGTTATTTTGGTATGGGATATGTAGATAGCTACGACTTATTAGAGAGATTGATTGCTGATACAAAATATGAGTTAGAAAAACTAGAGAGAACAAAGAAAATTGGTATAAAGTTTTGGTCTGATACACAACTTATGAGATACAACGAAAGCAAATACCATAAGAAGCAGTTAATAGAAAAGCTAGAGTTCTTGTATAAAGAAGCAAGAAAATCAGAAATGATATATGACGAAGCAAGGGCAAATTCAATAGAAGAACCACCAAGAGAAGTAGAACCACCATTTTAAAGAAAGGAATAAATAATGAGTAAGTATTTAGCAGATGATTGCACAGTAGATTTAGGTATAGATGATAGTGGTAGCTGTATTAGATGTACTTATGGCGACCTAGATACCTATAACAAGGAAAGGAATAATGACAACAATAACTTTAACTTATGAGGAAACTTATGATTGTGAATATTGTACTTGGTATTGGGAAAATACAGACAAGATACAATTAAAAACTCCTTGCGAAGACCATTGGGAGGAATAATGAGTGCTGAATTACAAACATTAAGCATAGGATTAACAACTTTAGTTATATTGTGGTTGCTTCATAGCACTACTGATATAGCTGTATGGGTAGGATTAAAGAAAGAGAGGAAGAATGACAGTTAAAGAATATTATGTAATTGAAACTACAACTAAACGATATACAGTTAAAGCTAATAGTAAAGAACAAGCTATTGAAGATATGGAATATGAACGAGATACAGTTGATAAACTATATACAAAAGTAATAGACAGAGATGTTTGGGCAGAGGATAAGGAATAATGTTAATAATACACAAATCTGATATAAAACCTATGACAAAAGTATTTGATAAAATGACTTTGACAATGTCAAATGATGTTTATAATGGAAGTATGGAAACATTAGAGATTGATGTGCCGAAAGAGTGCAGTATAATTGTACTCTTAATGAATGATGTTGCTATGAATTTTAATTCTACAAGTGATTTACAAAGACATTGCAGGAGAGCTCGTTTAAGGATAACAGGAACAGCCACACAAGGCACGACCTTTTTAGTCCAAGCACAAAAAGAAGACAATAGTCTTTAAATAACAGATAAAAGAAATACAGAGAGGAACGAATGAATAACGAATTTACTATTGACCCTAAACAACTATTTGAAAGAGAGATACAAGAGTTAGGTGTAACCCAAGAGGAATACTTCAAAGAAAAAAACCTACAAGATTTAGAGTTTGTTTACAAACTAATACAAGAGAATAAGCAGAATGAAAAAGAGCTTGTTGATAGAAGAAATAAATTAATTATGGACTCATACAATATACACAAGGTATCTATGCAGAAGATAGCAGATGTGTTAGGTGGTATGACAAGACAAAATGTATGGCTAATTATAAATGACAACACTAATCCAAAAGTTAAATCGGATTAGTGTAGAAAGGAACAATGTATAATTGTTAGCTTCATTCTATCAAAAAATGTCATACATAAGTATTAAAGTAAAAGAAAAGATAAAGAGGAGAAAATAATGGCTAAGTTTAACTTAGATAATTATGAGTTAGTAGAAGATAGACTTAAAAAATTCTGGAAAGATAACCCAGAAGGTCGTATCAATACTGATGTAGTAAGCAGTAGTGATGACGGAACTATGGTAATAGTTAAGGCAGAACTATTTATAAACAAGAATGATGATACACCTGTATCTAGTGGACTTGCACAAGAGACTAAAGGTCTTGGTGGTTTCGCTAACAATGAAGCGTGGCTAGAAAACTGCGAGAGTAGTGCAATAGGTAGAGCATTAGCTAATTGGAAGTATCAAGGTAATAAAAAACCTAGACCAACACAAGAAGAGATGAAGAAAGTAGTTGAAGATACCCCAAAAAAAAAAGAGGTAGCACAAGAGATTGGGACACCCCATTCTAAACCAAGAATAACTGAAGCAAAACTAAAAGAAATAGTCTTAACAAGTTGTAAAGATAATGTAGATTTCGCAAAGAAATGTTATAAGGATTGTATGAATAGAACAATTATTAAAACAAGACAAGATGACATAGCACTTTGGGAAGATGAAACTATAACAAAATTCCTAGATTTAGTAGAAATTTATATTACTAAACACGAGGATAGTTTTAAAGATAGAGAAAGTAATTCAAAATTAATCAATGACGGACTTGATGTTGGTTTAGAATTAGAAGAAATAGAAGACAAAGTAGAGGAGAAAGAAATGGACTTTGACAATGACGATTGGAAAGCAGGTAAAGAAGAAGACCCAATGACTGACGCACAAGAGGGCTTTTTAAAGAGCTTAATAACACAAGCTATTGATAGTGGCTTAGATGAATTAGGTGCTCAAGCTAAACAATATCTTAATTCAGGCAACACAAGTAAAGTTACTTGTAGCGATTGGATTAATAAACTAAAGAATGCAATAGACAAGGCTAATGGGTAAATGTCTTAGTTGTAATATTGGCGACCAAGATTTGTTTGGAGAGCCAACATACATAGAAGACGGATATTGCGAAGATTGTAGAAAGGCACTTGTTTTTGACAGAAGAAGAAATTATTAAAAAACTTAATACTTTATTTCCTAGTATGGAAGAGTTAGTTAAATGTGAAGATGAATACTCACATTACGATTGTGAAAACGATACATACATAATGGAGATTAAATCAAGGGATAGACATTATGACCCTTGGCTTATACAAAGAGATAAGTTTGTATCTAATTACGACAAATCAATAGAAACAGGAAGAAACTTTATATACTTAACAGAATATAAAACAAAAATTATTACTTGGAATATAAATGATTTGGTTACAAGTGGTTATGACTTTGGTTGGGAGGTAAGAGAAATGCCAGAAACAACAGAGTTTGAACAGACTGAACCAATACTAAAAGAGGTAGGTTATTTATATGAACAGTATGGAAAGAAGATATAGGAGGAACAATGGCTAAAACAGTTGAAGAACTTATTAAAGAAACTGCTGAATGGTTTGCAGGAGAATTTATGTGGTTAGAAAAAAAAGATTACAAACGCATAGATGATTCAAACAGACTTAAAGAACATAAAGTAATAGCAGAATCTAATTTAAGAATTTTCTTAAATGATTTAAAAAAAATAAAGGAGAGTAAATGAGCGACTTATCAGTCAATGAAGCAGACCCAGTAGTTCTATTAAAGGAACTATTAAATAGAAAGACACCAGAGATTGCACTACCTAATGGTCAAACACAAGGTGGTAGCCCAATCTTTAAAGAACATTCTATTATTAATAAAGCTGGGAAGGTTCAACTGTTAGGGATAATGGCTAATGTAGAGTTAGTTGTTACACCTTCAGAAGAAGAAGAATAGTGTCGGACACTTACGATTATCTTTTTAATTGTGAGGATTGTGGCGAAGAGTTCACTGAAGAACTACATAGATGTATTCATATAACAGGAAATAGATAAAATTAAGGGAATGAACGATAATAAAAAAACAGAATATGTACATATTGAATCTTCTAAAAAAGAAGCAAATTGTGCTGTATGTTTAAGAGTTATAAGAAAAAACTCTCCTGCTAAAACATTGGTAGTAGATGATGTATTGAGAGCAACAACTCTTTATTGTCCTACTGGTGTTAAACATATAGAAAGTGCTACAGAATATAGAGAATACTTAACTGAAGTGTTAATGGTAGAAGAGAAAAAAGATTATAAACCAAGTTATATTCAAAAGAAAATTCGTGATTGGGAAATACATAGGATTAGAAAAGGATATTTAAATCCTGTTCAAATATCTTTTGTTACAAAAGAACACAAAAAAGCTCACGAAGAATATGTTAATTATCAAATAAAAAAACTTCATAGAGAACTTCAATTAAAAAGAGAAAAAAATAAAGAAGACGAACAAGAAATTTTACAAAAAATTGTAGAGTTTGAAATAAATAAAAATTAAACTATCTTGTAGTTACTCCAACCATTCTTATCTATCGTAAAGGTTAAGACACCAGGGTCATTCCACATACCAGTTCTTGCAGTAAAATCTTTACTTGAATCAATACTTGGACATTGAAACCAAGTTCTCTTACCTTGTTTAAGTAATCTTGGGTGGTGATAATGACCTGTAATTAAGATTTCAGCAGCACCACTAGGCAACCAACCAAACATTTGACCTTGCCACCATTTCATTATCTTACCTTCTGGACCTGCACCACCTGTAGTCATATGTCCGTGTGTTATAGCTACAGCTTTACCTTTAATCCTAGTAAAAACACCTCATCTATGGCTGTTCCTCCCTTACGCAGTGCCTTAATCTGATTAACCCCCTCTATAAGAGCTTCCTCGTAGCGTTTAAGGGTATTTTCCACCCCATAGTCTGCTTTTCCTAACTGCCAGTCAGCCATTGTCCATATAAAAGCAGTATCACCACCAAATTTAGTATTCTTTAACTTAGGTTTCTTTAAATATATCTTGCATAGCTCATCAAAGTACTCATCTAATGCAGGATTCTTTCTTTTAACTACACCCTTAAATGCAAAAAAGGTGGTTGCTTCACCACCTTTAAGTTGTGCGTTCCAAGAACTAGCACGAACTGTACCTTCTATCTTATAATATTTGGGGTCAAACCCCCAGTCTTCTAGGATTGAGTCGTACTTATTCTTGTAGTCTGGGTCAGTACCAACATAAGTTATCTCACCTTTACCAGTGTTTTCGTCAAACTCTATTGATGGTTGCCAACCAGATTTATAGTAATTATTGCCAAGTTCATCTGTCATACACAGCCCTTTCTCTGTTGCTGTTAGTATACATAGATACTATGACAAAATCTGCTACTTAGTTATTTGTTTTTTAGCGTATGTCTTGATGACTGCTAGTGCAGCACCACCACCAGCTAATGCAGCTAACTGTATTGTTTCAGCTTCTACACCAACTAGAGGAGCAACTGTTAATGCACCTATAAATGCTTCAATAAAGGTCCACGCAGTTCTTTCAAGCATATCTTTGAGGTCTTCACTCAATGTATACTCCCACGAATCAGACCAAGGTGTCCACCAAACATCTTTCTTAAATGTACCATCTTGGTTTCTTGCTCTTTTTAGTTTCTCAAACATTATACTATGTCCTTTCCATCAAGTTTAGCAGAGAGTACTTGAATCTCCCCACTAATCTCTTGTAGTTTCTCATAAACACTGTCTGGTTTAATTAAATCTGGACTAGCAGAATTACTTAATTCCTTACCATCTAAGTCTATCTTGCTATATTCTATGGTAACTTTCTTACCTTGTAGTAATTGATTTGCCTCATCC